GTTAAAGAAGATTCGCCGTGCACTATATAATTACCATTGTATAATTTTATTTTATTTATAACATAATTATAGGTGTTACAATATATAGCCATTGTTTGTCTATTACCCCAAGCATATATATCACTAACAATTGGATTTTTGTAAATTCCTAAACTTATAAAATTACATTCAGGAATATGAATATATAAATGTGTTTTATCAGCAATTGGTCTAATAATGTTTTCCGGAATATTATTTGCAATAATATCACTTCGAAACTTCAAATATATGTCGTATTCAAAACCATTTTTATCAGCATATTTACAAGCCTCATTATATGTAATCATATCATTATTATACATAGACAATGTATAATATGGAACAAGTTTATTATTTATCTCTTGTAAATTAACTTGTTTGTCAGGATTGAACATATCATATATTTCTTTATCAATAATAAATTCTTTAATACTAATAAATTTTAACCATTTCTGTAAATTTATTTTCATAATATTATAATATTCACATTCTGTGTTTTTATCATTTACAGACACAAATAAATCTATTATATGGTAATCACTATTATTTAAAATAGGCAATAAACAACATTCATATCTTGCAATTCTTCCAGATATCAAAATTGCAATTCTCATAACATAATATAATAAAATATATAAATATATTTATATTATTTATTATATATAATATATTGACTAATCTAAAATTAAATATTTAGTTTTGCTATAATATCATTGCCATCAGAATCATTTATTTCATTTATTATATAACTATTATCTTTAAGTTTATTTATTGCATTAAGTAGACCACATTCACCAAGGTCATGTGCTAATTGCCTATTATGATCTGTAAATAAATTACTTTTAAATGGCCACTTTTCAAATCTAATAGTATTTATTTTATATTTGGAAAAGTCTATCATTTTAATTATTTCGCTATCAAAACCTTCGGTGTCTATTTGTAAATAGTCAATATTAGTTATACCATGAATACTACATATTGTATCAAAAGTTATGCTTTTTGTTGTTATCTTTACCATATCATTTTTATTTCCCCAATCATTCATAGGTACTAATGAAAAATGACTATCTGAATATATTAGTCCATTTTCAGCAATTGTTCCTATAACACCATTTTTTGCTGGTATATATAAGTCAATATCTTCATCGTCGGTGTAATATATAGCATTGTTATAAATATATACATTTTTCATAGTGCTGTAGTTTTTTTTTATTTTATCAATTAAATCTTTGTTGGGTTCTACTAAAATAATACAATCTGGAATATATTTATGAACCAACTTATTAAATAAGTCGTTTCCGTCGTTTGTACCTATCTGAAAAAAAGTAATAGGCATATTCATACTATGTATATATTTGGTTTCTTTTTAAATGGTTTCTTTTTAAACTATTATTTATCAAATAAAAGTTTAAAAAGCATCTTAATAAGTTAATTTTTAGACTAATAATTTTTTAACCAAATTTATTAACTCAATAGTATTTACAATCATATTATCATTATTGTCCTTCATAACATTTGTAAAACGATGAAATTCAATGTCTAATGCTTTTGTTATATGTAAATATTGGTCACACCATTGAGTTGTGTTGCACGGTATTATTTCTATAATTTTGGTTTCTTTATTTGAAAATAAAGAAAAAGTTAATCCTCCACCATTTGGCGAAACGACTATCTTTGCTGTATTAAATATTTCTATTTTTTTTTCTATGTCATAATCTTCTAAATAAAATTTTTCAAATCCAAGGTCTTGTAATTTATCAAATAACTCATCCTCATTTATTATATGTCGTCTTATAATGTTTTCACTTGCCGAACCAATTAAGCCACACGCTTTTTTCCTTGAAATATATACTAATCTATTTTTAAATTCAAAGTTAAATTTTGAAAGAAATAGATCTCTTAGAAATTGAAAATATTTTTTATCAACAAACGGATAACTGCCATCAAGTGCTATAATAGCACCATAATTATTAATTATTTGTGTATTTTCATTCTTATAATTTGATATGTCTTCAATATATTCTATTTCTTTTTCTAATATTTTAAATGTCTGTTTTTGAAAATCATTTACAAAGTTGTGTTCAGAATTACTTCCCTTTGTAAAATGTATTTTTATTGGAAATTTGGGTTTAATATTCTTATTTGTAACATTCCAATTAATAACATTAGAACATTTTAATCCATTTTTTTTATCATGTATATATTCAGTAGGATTTCCTTCAAATATATCCAGTAATCCTCCTATCATAAGAACAAACCAGTGAGTTATTATTTTATCTCCTCTACATTCTAGATTGTATATTGTATCCATTTATATAGTTAGTTATTTATGTATTTATATATTTATTTATTTATATATTTATTTATTTATTTACTTATTTATTTATTTATTTACTTTTTCACAAATTTATATATTGGATAATTTTTTGTTCCATTTTTTTTATATAAAAAATCAATTTGTAAATTATTAATCGCAGCAAATTCATCTACTGCTTTTGTAGTTCCTGGACAACAAGAAGCATAATCATCACCTAATAACCATCCACCTACTCTTAATTTTTTCCACCAAAATGGTAAATCTTTAATTACGGCTTCATAACTATGATCACCATCAATAAAAACTGCATCTAAATAATTATCTGGAATTTGTTGTTCTGTTATAGACAAACTTTGTTGTCTTAACCATGTATACTTATTTTTGTATGGATTTAAATGTTTATTTATATTATTAATTAATTTTTCAAATCCACCATATTTCATTACATCTGTAGCAAATCCATCATTTGGATAATAAACCATAGGATCTATTAAATATAACATACTCAGATCGCAAGTTTCCAAAATTTGTTTTGCGTGAAAACCATAACCTATTCCTATTTCAGCACAATTCTTAAAATTATTTTCATTTATTATATCTGAAAATACACCATAATAATACATAGCCCATCCGCCTTCTCCTCCATTATCACCTCCTGATTTCCATATATTTATTAAATTCGTGTAAAATTCATCATAATTAGCAATCATCGTTTATAGTTATTATAAATGAATTATGTTTAAATTTAAATATATTTATATATATAAATATATAAATATATAAATATATAAATATATATTTATTTAAATGATACAGAGCCCATTATTTTATTGTGCAAATAAAGATACTTATCCACCTTTCAAAAACGGGCTATACAAAGAGGAATATTTTCTTAAAACATTTCTTGAAAATAATCCAATAACAAAAAGAAAATATATACCGGCTCTATGGACGAATTTTCAAATAGAAGGCTGGTTCCAATCTTACAAAGAAAATATGCAAAACATATTAGACGATTGGATTTTAAATAATCCATGTGAAAATGGATATTATGTTGTAGTGCAACATGATGATAATTGTTTATTAAAATTACCAGAAAATACAATTATATACGGAAGTTGTTCGGGTAGCATACCTATACCTTTAATTTATCAAGATAAACATAATAATCTAGAAAATATATCAAAAAAAAACTTTGATGATAAAACTATTTTATGTAGTTTTGTAGGAAATATTACATCTAATAACGTTGTACCTAATGTGCGCGAATTAATGTTTAATAAATTAACGAGTAAAAAAAATTTTAGGTTAATCAACAGTGGTGGATGGAATCCTATAGTTAATAAGAATAATCAAGATTTATTTATTAATAATACATTAAATTCCAAATTTGCTTTAGCTCCAAGAGGTTACGGTAGAAGTTCTTTTAGATTTTTTGAAATATTTAAATTAGGTACTATTCCTATATATATATGGAATGATATTGATTGGTTACCTTTCAAGGATGAAATTAACTATAATAAATTATGCATAAATATACATTGTTCACAACTTGATGACTTAGAAAACATTTTGCTGAATATTGATAAAGAAAAATATAATAATATGTTGAATTATTATACTACTATAAAACATTTATTTAGCGTGGAAGGATTATATGAAAAAATTATTAATTTAGAATCTTAAATTATATTTATCTTAAATTATATTGATCTTAAATTATATTTATCTTAAATTATATTGATTTTAACATTATATATTTATTATTACGAGCTCTTGATAAATAATCATAAAAATGTGTATTTTCATTATGTGTTTTTATTTGTTTAAATAAAGGTTTTATGTTTGTGAAGTATAATGCTATTATACCTTGGTCATTTGTTATACTGATTGGATATTCAAGTAATAAATTTAGCAAATTAGTATATGTAGTATTTTCAATTATACTTGTATCATATAGCATTATTGTTGTTTGAAAATAGTCTATATTCAAATTAAAGCTATTATTAAGTTTTGTGAAATAGCCTGTATTATTTTTATCAAATTGATTATGCAATTTCCATTCATAAGTAGGAAACGCATCAGAATGTGCTAATAGTGTATTTTCATTAATATTAATTTCATTTAATAAAGGCGTTATATCTGAAAATATAGTTATTCCACAATCTAAGTAAAAAATATATTTCCATTGTTTGAAAAAAGTATTAAACAAGTGAAATTTATGAAATTGAAATTTCTTTTGAAACCAATGTGGTTGTCTATTCATGTTTTTTTGAATATCTAAAAAACCATTAGTAAATTGAATATTAGGAAAATATTTGATTATAATATTATTATTTCTTATAAAATCGCATTCTAATAATTTGTCATTATTTAAATCGTCACCAATTACCAAACAAATTGTACCACTATATTTACCATTTGTGATTAGTTGATTACAAGTATAAATAAATTTATTAAAATAGGCTCTATCGCATAATAAAACAACACAGTGATCTGTCATGATTATTATAATTATTTAAATACTTAGTTTTATATTAGTTTTATATTAGTTTTATTAAAACAATTATAAATAATATATAAATATTAATACTTAATATATATTATTTATGGCTAATACTAATAGTAACCCTAATAGTAGTAGTGTTGTTATTCCAAAAATTATCCATCAACTATGGATTGGTCCTAAGCCTCGCCCTTCAAAATTTATGGCTACTTGGCAGACTAAGCACCCCGACTATGAATATATTATGTGGAACGAAGAAGAAATTCGCAATCGTGGGTTGCAGCTAGAATGCGTTTCGAAAATTAATGAAATAGAGGAAATTAATGGTAAAGCCGACATTATACGTTGGGAGATTTTATATTATTATGGTGGACTATTTGTTGACGCCGACTCCATTTGTATTGAGCCATTTAACTATTTGATTGAGCAGCATAAACCTTTTTGCGGTTATGAAAATGAAAACGTAAGGCAGGGCTTAGTTGCAACCGGAACCATGGCATTTCCGAAAAATCATCCATTGCCTAGGGGCGCAATTGATTATATTAAAGCCAATGAAGTTAGCCGAGCTAAAACAGGTAAAATGGCATGGAGAACTGTTGGTCCCGAATTATTAACAAAGCTTCTTCAAACTAATTTATTTTGTGATGTTGTTATTTATCCTAGTTATTATTTTTTGCCAAAGCATGCCACCGGAATGCAATATATGGGGCATTCTATTGTTTATGCTTATCAAGAATGGGGCTCTACTAAGCAAAATTACGAAATTATGAATTCACTTGAACTAGAGGACATTTACAAAGAACCTAAAAATTGGGTTTCCGTTTTAGTAAGCAGTTATAATACAAATCATAAATATGTTGTAGAATGTTTGGAATCCATAAAAATACAAAACGGCCATTACGGAATTGAGCTAGTATGGATTAATGATGGATCAAATGAGCTAAGCACTAAGCTATTGGAAAAAACACTTGACGAATTTAAAGCCAAAATGCGATTTGTAAAAATTGTTTATAAAAAATGGCCTACAAATAAGGGTATTGGTTATAGTTTGAATAAAGGCATTGAAATGTGTTCATACGAAATCATTATTAAAGTTGATAGTGATGATATGTGTTTGCCCGATCGTTTTATTAAGCAAATTGAATTTATGAGAAATAATTTAGATTGTGCTATTGTTGGCTGTAATGCGCATTACTTAAAAGAAATTGATAATGCTAAAGTACTTCAAGGATCTACAAATCACCCATATTTATTAACATGGGCAGACTATAAAAGAAATCCATCTCATTGGTTTGTAAATCATCCATGTGTATGTTATAGAAAGTCTGCTGTGTTAGCAATTGGTAATTATAATGAACACACACATTCGCTATACGAAGACTTTGAACTAGAACTAAAACTGCTTAAACAATTTGGCAAGCTATATAATATTCAAGAAAATTTACTATATTATAGAATACATGCAAATCAGGTTACTGCTAATAATAGTTGCTCTAAACCTGAAGTTGTGAATGCGCGAAATGATTTTATTAAAAAATTGTTGCTAGATTAATTTGGCTACATTAATTTGGCTAGAAAAAATTGAAATATAATTTTATTTAATTTTATTTGTTTTATTTATTAAATTATAAGATATTCTAATATTAAGTATAGTTAATTATTAAATGATTATTGAATTATTTCATAATTTTATCGAATTTTTGCTTATTAAATTGTATCCAGACCATTATGAATACAAAATTATAGAGCGAGTAAATTCGAGTGGATCGCTTGTCGAATATTGCGAAAATTGAATATAATAAATTTTATGTTATATTCTTTTTTATTATTGTTTATTTGAAACTATATTAAAAACAATTATAAAAATAATATAAAAATAATATAAAAATGCATATTACAAATACAAATACAAATACAAATACAAATACAAATACAAATACATTTGCAATAAATAGTACATTAGTTTGTATGTCAAATTTTATTTATGGGTTATTTATTTTTATTATTAGATGGACTAATCCGGTTTATATACTATTGACGCCGTTTGCATATATTGCACGCTTAACTCACCAAGTTCCTATTATTTTAAATGCCAGAAATCGAAGCATACAAACTATGACTTATAATAAATATGACATGGTTGCTTTACCGACAGACGCCAATTTTATACAAGATAGGTGGCAATCATTCCAATATATTGAGTGGAGATTTTCCGACGTATTGACCCGTGATAAATGTAAGGATGATTGCGACATTTGGTCTATGCGTAATTTTAAGTGTAAATCAAACTTTATTGAAAATGAAGGTAGTGTTAAAGAATATGTTGAAGCAATTACTCGAAAAAAACCTTCACAAGTTATTATAAATGCTACACATTTAGTGGTTTATTTCAAAACAGCAATTGTTGTAATTATGGATCATTATTTTTGTGATGGATTAATTATTGATGATTTGATAAAACAGTTATTTTATCAAGATAATGTTAGTAATAAAGCATTTCCAAAGTATATAAGTTATCCTTTAATTTCCGATTATATAGCTATTGAATATTTTGGAAGAAGGTTTATTGAGAATATTAGATATCCACAATTAATT